TCCCCGCCCTTTCTTACTTAGCAGACCTTAAAAGACGAAGAAGCTCCTTTGCGTATCTCGAATAAGCCGCCGACCTCGCCGACCACGCCGCCGACCTCGCCGACCACGCCGCCGACTCCGCCGCCGACTCGTCCCAATTTCCAGACTTAACAGCCTGTTCGTGTAAAGCGAGACAGCCGCGGATCGCGTCCACAACTTGTTTTTTCAGGTCTTCTGAAATGTCTTTTAAGGCAAGGACTCGCTCGATGTTTTCCTTGAGGATAAACGCGCAAAATCTCCATTTCACCGGCTCAAGGTCAACCCCGACCGGGATAGCCCTTAGAAATTTCACGGGGAATTCTTTCGATTCTTCGCTCGGAAGGTTTTCAAAAAGCGTGTCTTCAAGCCTCGCCAGCCATTCGGGGATGCCTAAAGCCTTAGCGTAGGCTGCATGATCGTCATGCTTAATTTCTAAACCTTTCCTGCGGTTTAAGGACTCCACACCGCAGCCCACCGCACAAAATTTACCGTTTTTGGCATAAGTTCCCTTGATTAAATTATCTTGTTTTCGATGCCAAACCATTTCGGAAACCATTTCTTTTTTGAATTTCTTGTCGTTCTGATAGGTCAACATCCTTCCTCCTTTTGGTGACAATGATGATCGCAAAAATCAACTTCGCACTCTTCGCAAAGATGCAGTAAACAGCTTATGCTTGAGGGCATAACTGTTGAGAAGCTTCAAATAGAAAACTTTGCCTATTCCTGTCAATACCGCTCTGATACATTTCCGGATCTAACTCGCAGGTGTCGTATTTAAGCCCAAGCTCTCTACACGCTACGCCGGTCGTATCGGATCCAGCAAAAGGGTCTATGACATATTCGCCAGGCTCAAAGAATTGATTGATTAGTTTTCGAACAACCTTTATCGGTCTAGGGCATGGATGTTTTGTGTCTGGTCGACCAGTTGAAGGGTTCACGTAGTATTGAAGAATTGGTTTTCCTTTCCTGAAAAACATCTTCTCGCCTTGTCTGGAAAAATATAGGATTGCGTCGTGATCGTTGTAAAAACAACCGATAAAACGTGGCGGGATATAATGGCAAATTAAAAATGTTTTATACTCTAAGGATTTTCGGCACGCCCAAATTGTTTCTCCTACCATCCGGGATCCAACCCATATCAATACCCGGGCCCCTGGCTTTAAAATCCTGAGGCATTCGCCGGCCATTTGACGGATAAGTTTTTTCCAAATCTTTTGACCTTTAATGTTCGGTCCGGATCCCCAGGGAGGATCCGTAAAAATGCCATCCACTGACTGATCCGGTAAGGAGCGGAGAAATTCGATTCCGTCACAAAGGTTGTACGCCATCACGCAACCCTCTTTTCGTACATATCCCTCAACATCCAAACCCTCACCGGCCGGCCGTGGGCCTCCGAATGCCTCGAAGCCTCCCAACCCACCGAGACCCATTCTTTTCCTCTAAAAATACTCCCCATCCAGTTCTTATACTCGCCTTCTAAGATATTGATTCCTCGCGTCAAAATAGCTTCTCTGACCGTTTCGACGCTCACCTTACCCTTGACCCTTGCGAGTTCGATAGCGATGTTCCTGGCGGTTTCTAGCTTGTCTTTGTGGTGAGAGGCCGCGGAGGAAAAGAAGTCGAGTTGCATCATCGGTTATACTCCACGCTCGGCATGGGAGCTTTGCCCCATCGGTTAGCCGGTTCCCAAGCCGCGTTTTCGCCGAGCGTAGATTTAGAGTCCAAGGTTTTCCCAAATTTCGTTTACTTTTTCCACCTGCCGCCGCGTGAAGAATTCTTTCACTTCCTCTTCCGTGACTTCGCCAGCAGCCGTCATTGAATCGTAAATATCCTGAATAAAGTCCCGTTCCCAATCGTTGAGGTCTTGAAAGCGTTCCTCTCGAATAAATTTGATTCTTTCGGGGAGGGTCATTTCAGGGCGGTAATGTTTACGTAGGTAATCATTTTGGTTTCTTCGTATTGCTTCTTGATTTCGTCAGGGACATTTGCGGTTTTCCGTGGCTTCAAGGAAACCTTCACTTGGTATTTCCCTCCTACGAGATAATCCCCCTCTGATTTTCCATTGAAGTAATGGTCCTTGATCTGCTTATCTAGCTTCTCGTATTCCGAGGCGCTTGCCGAAACTGCTTCCCGGCGTTCAAGCAGGTCTAAAAGTTCCGGGTCTTCGGTGATGTTGATGCCGGCCGACACCTCGTCCGGTAAACAGATGTGCCGGAAATCGCACCATTTACAGACCGAGCGATCTTGAATTCGGTCAGGGTACGTTCCTGCCGCAACATGCTCGTTGACCAATTCCAGCTTCTTCCAGTCTTTTTCGGCGTACTCATAATCAAGGGCGCACGGGACAAACTTGATTTCCCCGTTCACCTTGTTTTTTAGGATGAAAAGCCCAGCCTCTTTTTCCATCCCAAGGAGATAGATCATCATTTGGCTAACATAGCCACGAATCCATACCTTCGTGGAGTTCTTCATGTCCTCAAGGCTATTTATTTTTTCAAAATCAAACGGATTTAAGCTCTTTATCTCACAAGGAATAAGCTTGTCATCGTCCCCGCGGATCTGACCGTCGATCTTGCCTCGAAGCTGGATTTGCTTAATCTCAAAGGGCCGCTGGGTCTCAACGATTTCCACCCCTGCGTCCGTCAAAAGCTGAATAACGGACTTTTCGTGTAAATCACCCTCCCTAAAGATTAAAAGCTTTTCGGTGCTAGGGAGCGCCTTTTCCTGCCAATTCAGGCGGTGATAAACAAGATTCCTGGCGCACGGAAACCCAGCGTTATAGGCATAATTCGCAGCCGGAGCCCAAGACCTTCTTTCGCTCAAGAGATAGTTATGGATTTTCTCAAGGGCATTCATGGCTTAGGCCTCCTTCTCAACGTCGATAACCTTTTCGCTTTCGGATTCTAGAAGCACGTCCACAATCGCCTTGGATTCCACGGCCTTGCAAATGCTGTCATAGACGGTGCCCCGGGGAATTTGTGACGTAGAGTCGATCTTATGGACGATTTTTAGGTACTTCTTGAGGGAGTCCGTCGAAATACCCACCGATTTACAGATGGCGAAAAGACGCTTTTGCTGGGGCTCGGAGATAAGGGTTGTTTGACCGCCACCTTCCGCGCCTTTTTGGTAATCGACCTTTTGGATTTTGTTAACGTCAATGCCGTTTTTCGTCAGGTCTTCGGCGGTAAAATTCTTGAGACCTAAGAAGGCGGCAATTGCACGGGCCTCGAAATTGGAAATCCCAGCTTTCCGCACGTCCATCGGGTCCGGCTCCTTCTTTCCGTCGCGACCGGTAAAGAAAGGGTCTTTGGAGGACCGGCCCCCATCAGCCTCTACGGTGATTTCCTTGCCGTAAAAGCGGTCAAGAAGCTGGCTTCCGACCAAGCCGGTGACGTAATAGGCATAAGAACCGTCATGGTATTCTTCGCGGACAACTTGCTTGTCCCTAAAATAGATGCCCCAAACGGAGCGGATTTTTTGACAGCCAGAGGCTTGAAGGTAATATTTATCCCCCATCTTTACCCAATCCTGGGCATTGGTTCTTTGTAGAGAGACCTTTACCGCACCGTCGATAGAGCGCGTGATTGCCTCCACGCGCCTGATTACAGCAAGTGAGTCAATATCCTCCGGTCTTAGTGCAACCTGGTCATTTTGGGCTTCCTTCACAATATCATCCGTCATTTTATTCTCCTTTGTCCGTCGTCTCGCGGACAGTTGAATCAAAATATTCCGGTTTAAAATCCTTTGAAATCCGGAACCTCTGTTTTAAAAGTTCTTTTTTCCTCTCCCGGTAATACTTCTCTAATTGCATAACTTCACCATCGGATGAATGTTCAGGTCTTCTCTTACCCTCTGCCTCATTTCTTCATTTTCCAAGACCTGAGAGACCGAATTCCGGTTCAAAATCTCGCAAAAAGTGCAACTGCCTTCGTGTCCGTTGTTGGGCCATTTACAATGAGCGCAGTACCACATTTAAAACTCGCTATCTTGGAAGCGTCCGTAAGCTTCCTCTTCGCGTTCGTCTTCGGCCCAATCCCTGTTAGGTTCACATTCCGAATAATCAAAAATGTTCGCCCCGCACGAAAGGCACCTTGTAGACCCACTGACGAAATAATGCGGCCTCATACTTCCACCGGCGCGGTCATGAAGCCCCCGCATGTAGGCACATGGCAGATCAAAAGCATTCCGTGTGACCTTTGGGGCCGGAGGCATTTCCGGCACTTTTGTTCATTCACCGGATAGCCTTCTTTGAGATTGATTTCGAGGGGGATCATAATTCCCTCGCTTTCAGCATGGCGTCGGCGTATTCATAGGCAGACCTAGCAGCCAAATTCGCATCTTCCCTTGCTTTGTTGGTATCAAAAAACCCAACATTTGCTGAGATCATGCCTTGCAGAGCATTCGCCGCAAAGTAATCGCGGAGGGTCATGCCGGGAAACCACGCATGTCGCTCCTTTGCGCAAGGAAACGCCGGGCCTCCGTCTTTCATGACTCCCTCCAATAGCCATTGATGCTCTTTTGGAGACAGGCGTTCAAATCCCTTAAAGCCTTGAAGCGGTTCTTTAGCTTCCGCGCCTCTCTCTGCTCTTTGGTGGTCATGCCGCCCTCCAATCCGGAGGCTCTAATTCAAATTCGATAGGCCCCACGGGTAAGTCTGCGTCGAATTGGTCGATGAAGTCCGCGACGTATTCGGGGGTTTTCCGAAGGCAGAAAAACTCTTCGCCGTCGTAAAACCTGATGCCGTCCGTATCCACCGCAACCGAGCTAGGGTCTAGGTTAAGCGCCTCGATCACGGCAAGGGCTATGGCGCAATTCTTTTCATCCCCACAAACCCCTTTGGAGATATGCTCTGACGTAACTTTGATTTTCATGACAAAACCTCCATCCTCACTTGGATAAGTCCTTCTTCCGGTTCTGCGATTTCATCAAAAGCTTTCCGGCTGAGGTCAATGACCCTTCCAAGTCTTTTAGCTGGGCCTCGATCTGACACATGGACAGTCGTACAATCGCCAGATCGCACATTACAGACACGAATTCGTGTTCCGAAAGGAAAGCCCCACGCTGCCGCGAACCTCTCGCCTTTTTCTTCGAGCTCATACAAGCTCCTGCCGGAAGCCGTAGGACATGCCGGGTTCGGATTGAACTGACACGCCTCCGTTGAGTACCAGCTTGCCGTCCCGTTTATGGTTTGTGCGAAACCCTTCAAATTCATCGCTAGAACGAGAGTCCCTAACCCCACGCCAAAAACCACCATACGCCGCCAGGCATAGGCGTATTTCTCCGAGCAAAGCCGGGTTTTTGCTTTCCTCGTAATCCGAGAAAAGCCCTTCGAGCTTTTCGCACATGATTCGTAAGTCGATCCTTGCGTTTTCTTCATGGATTCCTTTGAACCTTCCCATTTCATTTTTTCTCCTCTGGGCCCAAATAGAAACGGCCCCTTAAATCAGGGGTAAACCTGAAATAAGGGGCCGATAAAGCAAAACCCCCAGGTTTATCCCCTGGGGGCTGCTAGGCTTTTATCTATATTGTGTATCTGGCGGGAGGCGGGATCGAACCGCCGACACGGGTACTACTGCGCCAAATACGATATATAGGAAGGCCTAGCAGCCCTTGAGGTAGAAAAAGGGTGCGAACCGTGGCAGAGGGCTTGCGGTCCCCGGCTTGAAGACAAGAAACGGCCCGCACCCGTGGACTGAATTAGGGGTTGGTTTGCCTTCAAGCCTTTTATAGATTCCGCAAGTTTTGCCAAGTTCATGACCAAATTCTACCTTCTTAAAATCAAAAATCAACCACTTTTTTGAACGTCCCAATCGTACCTTTTACAGCGCGGACAAGACTTCGGTTTCTTGGTTCTGGAAGGCCATTCGTGTCCGCATTTCTTACATTTGCAAGGCTTCATATTCCCCTTCTGTAATAGGTTATCGACCGAACAAGTAAAATCTTAAATGATGATCATCATAAAGTCAATGGGTTATTTTTTCCTTATTTATCAAGGCTTCTACGCCGATACCCGGTCTAACTCTTTCTTTAAATGCTCTTTTGCGAGGTGGGTGTAATCTGCGGTTTGACTGATATTCGCGTGGCCGGCCGCTTCCCTAACTGCTTCGATCGGCATGCCGTCTTCCAAGCGTTCGGTGATATAGCCGTGCCTTTTGGCGTGAGGGAAAGCGCGGATTCCGAGTTCTAATCCTCGTTCCCGGATCATCCTATGGACGCGGTTTCCGCTTAACCTTTTTCCGTCCTCTCTTGGGAATAACGGCATTTCCGGTCCTGCAAGGCCCTGCTCTTTTAGGAAGTTCAAATAAATCCTCATATACATGGAGTACCTTTTATTAATCGGTATCCACCTGAACTTATCTCTCTTGCCGCATTTGACGTGAATCATCCTCGCGCCAGACCTGAAATCACAATCCCCCACGTTTAAACTCACAAGCTCCGCCTTTCTTACTCCGGTTGCTTCAAATAAAATATGGATCGCAATATCTCTTACCGTCATAAACGGAGAGGCCCATAACTTAGTCCACAATTCCTTTCTTAAAACAACCGGCTCTTTTCGAGGGGCCTTTCTATATTTAAACCCGTTCGCCATGGGATTGTGCGGAACGACGTTCGCTACGGTGTTCGCCCACCAATAATAGTCTTTCATGTAGCAGAAACATTTATGCGTGGTGTTCCGGTCCCATGGTTTTCTACATCCCCTTTCTGCGGCCCTCAATATTAAACCGTGGATCGTGTTGTAGTCCGAGATCCAAAGTATTTCTCCGCCATGAACGGAATAGAGAAGCCCTAAATGCTGCCTCTTATTCTGAAGCGTGGCGCGTTTAAAGCCCATGTTGTAATGAAGGTAGTTTAAATACCTATCGAGCATGCTTTCCTGTTCGGACATGAGTTTAATTTTAGAAGGTCTTTTCATTTTTGCGGGGAGAATTTCCTTTATTTTTCAATGTTTTTAGCGGAGTGTAAGGCTTGAAAGGAATGTTTCAAGAGGTATTTTTTGGGGTCAAAAAACAGCGTGAACCGATTTAAAAAAATGCCGAAAAGGTTAGGTGTGCGGGAAAATAGAACTGCCTATTTTGCGGTGCAAATCCGGGAGAATGTGCTACTTTTCCGATTCGAGGGACTTCTCAAGCCTATAGAGGATTTCAGCACTTAAACTGCGGTTTTGCTTCTTTCCTTTTAACGTAAGCTTTTTCTTTAAAGCGGGTTGCATCCGTATGGTATGTCTTACCGTCTTTTTCTGGTAGCGCATACCCTAAAAAACGGCAGATTCTAAAGGAACACAATGTCAGACATTGGCGGACAACAAATCTTTGTAAAATTCTCCCCACAAAGCAGGCTAAGCATGGTATTTTAAATGCACCTGAGACGCCAATGGCTACGGACAAGAGAGAAAGCATCCATCAAATAGTCGCCGATGTCATCGCAAAAGCAGAGGGCATTTCCTCAATCAAAAGAGAGAGCCTTTCCAGCATCCTTTCAAGCGCCATCAATGGCGATGAAATAATCAACCACATTGCCCTAAAAGCATTTTTGAGTAAAGATCGCATTGGAATTTTGGCCTATATCTTGACGAATGCTAAGGTCATAAAGCTTGAAATCGACCCCAAAGAAACAAAGGCTTTCACCTTTTACCTCAAGGACATGACGGGTGTAAATAGAACCATTCCGAACCAAGTCGATCAGGACAATATGGCTGCGATAAATTTTGAATTTAAAGATGATAGTTTCGGGCTTCATTATCCTAGCAGCTCGAAGGACCTAGACGTATTTTTTAGGAAAATCGAGATGCAAGCTCAGCACTTTAAGAGCGTTTGATGCCTGAAAATATCCCGCGGCAATCGAGCGATAAAGACGATCTTCGCCGAGAACTCGAGCAGAAGATCGAAAAGATCGATTCCAAGGTTGAAGCGAAAACGCCGTTAGCCATTTTCCTTTGGGCTATAGCGCTAGTTGTGGCAGCTGTTAGCAGTGCGGTTCTTTACATGAACGGCCGGATAAATTCTCTTTACGATGATAGGCTCCCATCAGTTCAGAAGAAGGTAACGATTTTGGAAACTCAATTCAAAGAGCATCGGGAAAGCATCCGCTATTCATCAGAGCAATAAACCAATCAAAATGAACATCCTTGAACTCTATAAATCTGAGGCTACGGTCGGGACATTATTTCGTTGGGCAGTTAACATTGTGGGGCTTTCGGGGTTCTTTTTTTGCGTATTATTTTTTTCGTCGTGGCTTGATTCGCTTTCCCACCGTAATGCCATGGCCATTCTCTGCACAATTTGTTTCATCTTTGGTTTTATTTTAAGAGGAAGCGGCAAATGAAAAGCAAAGCCGATTACTTCTTTTTTTTCTTTTTCCTTGTTATCCAAAAATGGGTTTCTCTTTCAATAAAGCATGACAACTCCGAAGAACCAGCATACCTTATCGCGGGTATTGCATGGGCCTACTGCGCCTTCTTCCTCTATAGAAAAGCCAGAAAGCTTATCTTGCTATTCATAAACCAAGTAGAGTTCTATTTAAAGGAGAGTGTAAAAAATGGGCCAAAACGATAGGAAGATGGATTTGATAGAGCTATATAAATCAGAAACAGCGCCTGGGACTCTATTCAGGTGGATGGTCAATGTTGTTGGATTTGTAATTTTCTTTATCCTTATGATTCTTTTCGCTAAGCTTATAATGGATCCCATCCACGAAGGGCGATATTTGCCGGCGGCAGATATGCGAGATGCTTAAAATTTAAAAATTTCATTCGCCTTTTTGGCAATGCCTATTTTGAAATTATTCAGTTTGTTCAATTCAGCTCTCTTCTCAAAGTCGCTTGCTTGCCATTTAGAAACTTCTTCTATTCTTTGATCCACCCGGTTTAATGCTCGGGAAATTTTTCTTGCTGCTTTGTAATATCTACCTTCCCCATGCTTCTTGGCAAATAACCTAGCCTCTTCAGCTCTACCGTCCCGGAGCATTTTCATAACAGTCAAATGAGAGGTTTCGATTCGGCGAAAATTTTTGAAAAAAGTCGCTACGCTTTCAGGAGAGCCCGACGGCTTAGTTAAAAACCCCTTAACGAGAGGAATGTCCGCAATTTCTAAGGGCTTGCCAGGCGCAACTTCTTCGCCTGATAGCCTTTTTGCTGCCCTCAAGGCTTGGTCAGACAATTGAAGGGCATACATTCCGGATCCACCGAACCAACCTTGCGTAAAGTTTTCGATATGAGCCGGAGGAAATTTAAGACCTCGCCCGATAACCTTTGCTGTTTCGGTGGTTTTAGAATCATATTGCTCTGATGGGTGTAGTTTAGCCTTCCAATAAGGCACAACAGGCCTTTGACGAAAGAAATTCCAATTGGCTCCATATTCGACAAATGGCTTTACTGCCGTCGCCAATAGCCCGGTTGCCGGATCCCCGCTTATGGGGCTCACCGAATCATACAATGACTTCGCCAAGCTCAGAAGCTCCTCTTTGTTATGAGTTTTCATATAATCTAGGAACCGCTCGGGCATGGTTCCGAAAATCTGGCCGTACATGAACGGTTTAGGTATTCTGATAAAAGTCCGCGTATTGGGGATTTTGATTAACCAAAAAAGGTTCTTCTGCCATCGCGGGATTTCCTCATAGTCGGGATCGTCTGCATTAAGCATATAAAGCAAAATGGACGGCAAGGTGATAGTTGCCAATGCTTTAACGGTTAAACCTATAGGATTTTCTGCAGCCGCTCGGAACGCCTTATCGACGCCCTGGAGACCGGCATTAAAAAAGGCTACGGCCGCATTGATTTCTTTGGTCTGCGAACCACGCCTTGCAAAATCGGTCGTTGCCTCCCGGCTTTGAAACCCGGCCTCGACCGGACTTAGCCCCTTACGAACGGCCGCTTTATAGACACCGACACGCGTTGCTTGCTCGAATAGCTGGCTTAGGCTCTCGGCGGTTGCGATGATATTAAGACTCCTTAAGAGATCAGGTTTATCCATGATCTTATCGAGTCTCTTCTTGAGGCTTTTTCGGTTGAGTTCCACAAATCCGGAGTAGGCCCCGCCAGAACGCATCCAATCGTAATAAGCCTGCTTTTTGCCGAGTATGTCCGCTAAGGCGAATGCTGGGTCTACGAACGGTATGAAGCCTATGTTCGTATTTAAAAAGGCCGTGAATTGGTCCCTAATGGGGTTCCTTGCCATAAATTCAGGCGTTAGCGTTGCGCCTTTGCGAAGCCATTGCGCCGGAACGGCAAGAATTCTAGTCAAAAGACCAAGGGAGGTTTCATTTAGGCCCGTCATCGCCTTATAAAGATTAGGGCTAACCTCTACAAAAAGGCGGTTCCCGTTATCGTAATATTCGATCACGTTTCCTTTAGGAACAAACGGAGACGGCCTGAATATGGTTTTGCTAAACTTTTCCGTACTAATGGCAAGTCCAGGTCTTGCACCACGCAATGGTGCTAATTCTTCATGCTGTTCAAATAAGTCTTTAAGGACTTTCCCGGATTTTGGGGCGAGTTCATCGACTAGGTAAGGCTTCGTGATAAAAGCGTCCACTAGCGCAGCGACCTTCTCGCTTCCCTTCCTAACGTATTTTTTATAGCCTTCCGTGACCTCTGCGCCTTCATAGCGTTTGTCCGCGATAATACGAAGTTCTTTATTGGTTTCGGGGTTGTTTACCAGCTTCTCCTCTAGCCCGTAAACCATGTCCAGAAAATGGCCCACCTCATGGGCCAATACGTCTTCTCTAGAGCCTATCTTTGTCACGATTTCATTCGAGGGATGAACGTAGTACCCAAGCCTTGCGCCGCCAATATTAAATTTTTGCTCGAACTTACCGTGAAGGTTTTTAATAACCTGGGTCAGCTTTCCCTTTAGGATAGGGTCTACCTGCACTTGGAAGTCTTCCGTAGCCACCGGAACCATCCTCGGGTCCATTGGCTTAATTTCATCCGGTAGCACATCTGCTAGATTGGCGATGCCGCGGGCAACATAATTTCTTTCTGCCCGGTCCATGATCTGGTAAGTGTTTTTGATAACGCTTTCAATGGGATCGTGAATCTCGCGTTCTGAGCCCTTGATTCTTTTGATAGGCGACTTTGCCCCGGTGAAACGTCGCCGGCTTATCGGCGTCCCTGCGTTCTCCTGCTCGTCAAGCACGCGCTCGAAAGAGGCGTAATGAGGGTTCAAGGCCACGATCTTGTTGAACTGTTCGGGAGACATATTTCCGCTATCAACAAGGTTGTATAAGACCCTTCTCTGGAATGAATAAAGCCTATTGGCTGTATTCTCTAAAACGGAAAATTCCCTGCCATAGCTTGATTGTAGCTCGGCGAGTTTTTGCTTTGCGTCTGCCGTCTGCTGGGGGGAGGCTATAAAGTCATCGTCAAATTCGCTTTTTGCCCGCTGCAAGTCCTCTACAATTCGCTTGGAGATAAGATAATCCTTGAGGTCTTGCCGCCGCCGCTTTTCGTTTTTAATAGGGCTTGTTTTCTCATAGTCTTCAAGAATCGGCTTTAAGCCTTCTCCGCTAATCTGGATCTCTCCATCCCGAGTAATATGGAAAGTTTTGTCTTCGAGCATCGTATTTACCTTTTGCTCGATTCCTAAGTACGATCTTGCTCTAAGCGCAGGGTCTTCCCCGGGTAGGATTTCGGCACCCAACTTCTTCGCCTTCTTGACCGTATCTTCAATAGATTGCATGCGGTTCATAACACCCTGATAGATCCCTTGAACTTTCTCAGGATCAATGTCAGGAAGGCGAATGCTACCTCTCTCATTTTGAACCGCTTTAAGCATCTCGCCGCCCAAAGCCTCAAGTGTTCCCGAACCCTGGTCGTCTCGCCATTCCTGCTTTTGGATCATATCGTCTACTAGGGATTCGAGGACAATCACATCTCCGTCTACGATATGGATCTGGTTCTCAGGATTTACCGAACCAGGAAGGCCATTTTTATAGACCTTGATGATCGTTGAAATGGTGAAAAGTTCTTCGGGTGTCGGAAGGTTTCCGGCTTGCCTGCGGTCTTGAAGTTCGACGGCTGCGATCATGGGAGAACCCACAACTCCAGTTGCAATAGAACCTATTCCAAAGGCCTCGATTGCGGCATAGAGTTTTTCCTGGGTCGAATACATGCGGACGCCATAATGTTCGTCAGACATGATTTGACCTATTTCGTTCACGACTTCCTCAGAGCCTTCGCCGAACATATTAATAAGCGTATTTGATATGAGCCTTCGTGCCGGAGTTGCCCCTATGGCCTTTGCTGCTTTATTAAAAACCCCCGCCCCACCCTTGGCGATTGCCCTAGCTAGGATAGGTTTAATGCCGGGGATCGCTTCTAATGCGGATTTCCCGGCCATTGCTGCACCTTTCAGTCCAAAAGAAAGCCCTTCGGTTCCGGCCTCCATAAGCCCGGATTGGAACGCCCTCGACATGCGGTCTTTTTCCGAAAGATCGGCATCTTCATCTTCGGAGTATTGATTGCCGGCCGCAGAAGTCCCGAGGATCGACAGAGCAAGAGGGGCCGGAACGCCAACCGAAGCAGCGCCCCATAGCGCGGCTAGGGTGGGGAGCTGCTGAGAAACGCGGTTTACCGTGTAATCTACGAACCTATTAAAGTCATCCGGCGATTTGGTTTCGGCGAATTTCTTGAATAAGGAAGGAAAGCTCTCGCCTTCGTAATGCTTGGCGGTATAGTTGTTTGAGTCTTCTACGTCTTTCAGGAACCCCTTAAAATCGGCCAAAGGGTCGGGGATGTCGGGAGCTGGTAAAAATTCCCCGGCCGCTGCCTGAGAAAATCCTCCCATAGCTGTGCCCCTAGCGAGGATCGGGGCGCCCTCAAGAAACCCGCGAAGCAAAGACGCCCCACCAGATTTTACGCCTGACGGAACGCCTTCGCTAAGTGTCCGATTTTTAAAGAGGTTGGCCCCAATTTGCAAGGGGCCTGCGGATTCTATAGGGAATCCGATTTCCTTTTCGGGTGCTGCAATTTCAAGACTCGGTTTCTTCTTTTCAATGTTCGACATATTTGATATTATCCAATCGTTTTTGAACCGACCAAAAGACAATCTTGCTTTATAAAAGGGCTATGCCCTTTCGCCCCACGTTTCCTTGGTCGGTTCCGTGGGGCTTTTTATTTTAGGAGACACCATGATTGATACGGCCAAGAAACTTCTCGACCTTGTTCAAAAGTTCGTTGGAGGCGCGGATAAGCTCCAAGCTGTCTCTCTCATAAACGACCTTCAAACGACCATTAACGATTTTCAATCTCAAATATTTGATCTTCGTGATAAGGTTCTTGAAAAGGATAAGGCGATAGTGTCCCTCCAGAATAAAATAGCCGATTACGACAGATGGGAGGAAGAAAAGAAGAAATATCACAAGTTCGAGCTTTGTCAATTTACTTTCGTTTATCGTCTCACCGGCACGTCTGAGCTTTTCTGCAACGTCTGTTTTAACAAAGTTCGTATGCCAATCGCTCTTGTCAACAACAACCCCGGATTCACTCGCGGATCTTTCGGTTGCCCCAATTGTCATGCTGCATTTCCTTTCTATGGCGACCTAAATCAGTTGATTTCTTATCCTAAAACATAAAGCACGACAACCTATTAAGTCGGCCAACCAAACCCACTCTCTTTTACTTTAAGCCGTCTCGACCTTTCATTTTTTATTGCCTCATAAACCTTGTTAACCTTCTCCAATTCTTCCCGGGACATAAAATTATTGGAAGAATCAGCCGGCGATACCGAGCGAATAGGACTCCATTGGTCGGGAAAATCTTCGGAAAGCGTCCTGTCGGCGTCCCGGTCTTTGGTCATTCGCTCAAACATATTCTGGCTTTCCTGCCTCTCTCTTGCGAGCATGTCAGAAGCCATCATCTTCGCAATCTGAAACCGCCTATCATCCATCTTTTCGGAGCGTTTAAACATATTCTTATTCTCTGTCTCAAAGCCTTTATTCAATCCCGAAAGAATACCCGCCAAAGGCCCTCCGGCAGCCTTTACCCTGTAGTCTAATTCTGATTTTGTAGCCATTTAAGCCCCCGCGTTCGTTTTGAATTTAGGAATAAAAGCACCCGTGGAAGGATCGTAACTCCCGCCGCTTCCTTCTTGAGATGCCTGGTAACGGTTAAAGAGGTTTAAGGCGATCTGAGCCATATCTGAACTAGCGCCGTAACCTGCCGCCCGATTAAATAAGTTACTCTCCTGGTCCATCAGCATCGGGTAAAGCCGGTTATATTGGTAAGCCGTCTGCGCTCCCTGCGTGTTCCCGGACCACTTCGCTAAGGCATGAGCCCGTTCGTTGCCGAGGAAGTTTCCGAGACCAGATGCTGCGTTCCATTGGTCTTGATGCTTTAAAACGGCGTTTCTGACCGCAATATCTCGCACGGCATTTGACCGGTACTCAAGACCGCCGCGGATCGCCTCGTCCCGCATCGTGTCCCGGCCGCCAGTCCACGTCCCGCCGGTCCCAGCCCTTCTACCAGAAGCGCCCCGTCTAATCGCCTCATTCATCATTCGGGTGCTATGGTCTTGCGCCTGGCTTTCCATCGTCCCGAGGTCTTCTTTTGAGAATCCTAAGTTTTCACCCCTTACCCGAGGCTCGTAAAACCCGTAAATAGCCGATGAACTTCCTGCGTCATACTGACTCGGCACATACGGCGGAGGCGTATACGGTTCCGGAGAGGAGGATTTCTTTTTACCGCCAAAAATATCAAATAGACCCATTAGTCAATCCTCCTTTCCAAAAGTAACGCAAGTTCGCTTTCGGTGATTTTAAGCTTTTCAAGGACGGCCGCTCGTTTTGCGGCCTTATCCGCTTTCTTGGTGGTCTCGGAAGCTAAGAACTGATCTATAATCGCTTCCGTTTCGGCATCGGTCGGCTTCGGCACGCCAGGCACTTCCCAAACCGTGATTTGGTACTTCCCGAACTCAACTTCTAAAGTGCCGACTTTTGCCGGCCACTTACCTTTTCCCCTAAGCCAATGCTCTAAGGCCTCTGCTGGAAACCTGGTAATCATGCCTTTACCTCCGTCACGGTAAGCGAAGAAAACAGAATACCGCCCATCTTCCTGCCCCCGCTATTTCCGTTTAAGTAGATCGTGGCGCCGCCATTCGTTCCGATATAAATCTTGAACGAAATCGCCGAAGTCGTTCCCGCCGTCATTTTGTGATAAAGCTTCACTTGATAAATTTCAGTATTTGCGATGTCTGCCGTCTCGATGCCTGTAGCGATTGCAGCCGAGGTCGAGTCTTGCCTAAGAGCTGCTATCACGTCCGCCACGGCGGAAGACGCAACGTGAAATATCCCTTCGATGATAAGGACGTGTGTAGTCGCAAGAGGTGTATGCGAAGTATCAAGCCCTGAGAAATTGAATCCTTCGGAATCCGTGAGAGGGGTTGAGTCATCGTAAGGGATGGCTGTCGCCCCGCTTGCCGTTGCCCCCGTTACCGTGCTCGTCACCTTCACAACTGCGCCGCTCGGGAGATCGGAAAAGAGGATCGCATTCCACCCAGGAGCAGCGGACGCTGACCCATCCCCGGTCTGTGTTAAAAATCTCTTTGCGGTCGTGGTATTACCGGCCAAACGGGCGTAGTTTGTCCCGTTGTGATAAAGAAGATCGCCTAAAGCATCTGATCCCATAGCGATCTTGGGTCCGGTCACGGCTCCTGTAGCAATCTTCGCCGTCGAAACCGCCAGATTCGCAAGGTTCGCAGCCTCTATGTTTCCGTTAAGCTGGTTTACGATTGCATTAAAATTGTTGTTTAGTGCCGCAGCGGTTAAAACCGTGTTGGCGACGTGGGCGGTTAAGGTAACTAATGCCATTTCAGGCCTCCGGCTTCAAAAGTCCTGCGAGCTCTAGAAGCTCTTTCGCCTGTTCAATCGTTAAGGCTTGTCCCATTCTTTTAAGTTGCTCCATTCGTTCTTCTTTCCTAAGCGATTCTTCGTCCACAAAGATCGGGTTAATATCTAGCTTTCCGGTCGGATTCATGACGCTAGAGCCTGATTTAGCGTGCCCCGTAATCCATCCATTTGAATCATGATGAAAGTGATATTCCGTTTCCGTATATTGGGGATGGATGTTCCGGATCACAAAACCAAACGGAGGGTTCTTTTCGATCCTCCAATATCCAATAAGCGGCTCTCCCTTTAAAGGAACAGGAACCGTACTTTGTTGTTCGCTACCGTCGAGCGCAGCGTCACTCTCTTGCTTGTCCATGTGGTCATATCTCCATATATTCGTGCGTCTTGGGTCTGGTTTAGGACAATCCGGCCTTTCGGAATCCTGCCCAGCTCATGCTCAAAACTCTCTGCCGTAGTCCCTGAAAAGGTGTGGTCTACGATGTTTCTAGAATCCACTTTATGGCCGATCAAAAAATCATTCGTTTCTCTTTGCACATACCCGTCATCTGCCTTGCTTGAGGACAGATAATCTTTAAGCATTTCCCCAACGATCCTGCGGACATCCTCTTCACCGATTGGAGTCACGGAATCCCTCAATTTCGCTACAAATCAATGCTACGGTGTGAAGTTCCATGATCTGGTTCGCGGTATTTCCATACCAAACAAGTTCTAAATGCGTGTAGACCCCGGCAATGTCTGTCGTGACACGTTTTAGAGAGTTTTCAGCCCCTAAAGTCGAGACATCGAGCGTGAAATCTACATCTAGCAAGTCGCCTTCTTGTGTAAAATTTACCGAGTAAATCTGGCCCCCGGAATAGCCGTGATCGATGTTCGTTAAAAGATTGATATTCCAATCACCTAACGGATTGAAGTATTGAATGATCTTTCTCGCTACGTTGGACTTATCCACTTTCTCGCTTGATCGCATCCATCCCAGCGAAAACGCCCAATTAATCGCAGTGCCGTCATCGTCAGTTTCCGAGGTATCGCATTTTTTGATCTTTCCGTCCGAGGTTCCGATATAAAGCACGTCTTCGCCGCTCGAATTGACTACAACCCCAAGGGCAGTGCTTGAAATCCGATGGTATTCCCAAACCGGGTAGGTTCTCCCGGTTTCATCGGGGGGCGTCCTTAATAGATAATTCGCAATCAAGATACGATCAGGGTTCGTCTGGCCGCTTCTCACGAAATTGGAAACGTATTGATTCTTTGTGCCCTTTCGGTAATTTGCCGCCTGAAGGTTTTCAAATCGCGTCAGGTTTCCGGCCGATATGTCGGGCTCAATTAGGTAACTCTCATAACCCACGTTGCCGGAGGAATCGATGCTCATGTACTTCCCGGCCGCATACATGAAATACTGCTCGGTGTATAAATTTTTGATCGTGTAATGATTGATCGAATGCCAGTTTGAGTTGCGGATAACCGGTCTATAGGGGTCTTGGTCGAGCTCGGTCCGCACTAGCGCGTAAAGTCCCTTTGAGGTATGCACCCAAATCTCATTAAAATTTGGCGATTTTTTTATCCCAAAAACACGCGCATTCATTTCGGCATAATTATCTGGATGAAAACTTTCTTGAGGGTTTCCGACTTCCGTGTAGTACTCGTCATTTGAAAAATAGACCTTCGTATCGTTGTCCTTAAATCCAAAAATCCGTCCGTCCCATTCCTCGATCCCAAGAAATGTCTGCGGGGTATCGTTATAAAGAGGGGCTTCTTCGGTGCCGAGGCTGGCGTCTGCCGTGTTGTCGGCGTAGGTAGTAGTGCCGTTATTGATTTCGGCCAGAAAAAGGTAGATAGCCCCCCCGTTCGTGGTCCGGTAAATCCGAATCTTGTCCACCTGCGAATCCGCAGAGGCGGTAAGGCCTGTTAAGTTGATCGTCTCGTTGGCGGCCGTTTGACCTGCGGAGGCTGTGCTTGCCGTCGAAACATGGCCAGAGGTAGAATTTTTATAGGCAAACCGGTACTTAAAAGTTCCGGTGAGGCCGGTTCCGGAATTTGCAGCAAATGTGTTAGCAGCAGAGGGCTTAGCAATCCCCCACCTTCTCGCTGAACTCCCGTTATAAATCTTTGGGTTGTCCGTGCCGTTCGCATAAAAAAGCTCATTTCTAAAATTAAGGAAGTCCGGAACAAGGTCGTTGGTAAGGCCCGTATCGATCTCGGCCGTCACGCCGGCATCGGTCATCGAGTAAATCTTGGTGCCGGCGCCTATAATGGTCGTATGGGTATCGTTTGAAGGCTTGTACCAATCATGGATTCTGCGAATGGTCGGATTTCCGGAAATCGTGGCAATCGTATCAATGCCTCCGCGGACCCGAGCCCTGCCGGGCGTGGAGAGATCGATGTCATGGAAATTGTCAGAGGACTGACTAAAGCCAAGCGGGAGTTTCGCTTTAGAGGTCTTGCTGTTCAGTCCATAAAAACTTGAAATTTCAATCGCCTTCATTCACTCATAAGTCACCATGCACGCTTAAAGCGTTTAGACCATTAAAAGACTTGCCATGAGGCCAACCGTAAAACCGGTTAGCATTTCGCACCACTTCCAAATTGGAAAGCCGAACTGCTGGCTGCTAAAAGCAAAGGGTCCGAACGCGCAGGCAGTAAAGATCGGGGCCAGGCCATAGATCAGCCATTTCCCTTTCAAAAAAGCTATGGGAAGGAGCGCAGCCCCGAACGCTGCTCCGATAAAGAAAAGGGCCAAATAGTAAAAGCCCCCTATCCTACGCTTCAAAGAATCTCCGTAAGGCAGGCTTGTTACCGCGAACATCGCTAAGGTCTCTAAGCCAGCCATCCACCAGACAAGCCCCATAGATAGCGAACTCACGCATAAAATAAGCCCTACGCCGAGCCTTCTTAGAAGTTTGATGCCCGATCCCCCAAGCGCCCAAAGAACCGCACAAATTGGCGCTAGAGTCCAGACCGCGTCAATATCAAAAACCCACAGGAATTTCACGGCATCCACCACTTCTTTTTATGGGTCGGAAGGTTTTCATGGCTAAACCACCATGCCCCGGCGAAAAATGCGATAAGGATCAACGCTAAAATCTTCACGGGTTATCTCCCGGAAACCAATTCGGCTTAACTTTCACAATCCATGTTTCGTGTTCATCGTCCCAGCTAAATGAGATCACGCTTGAAAGCTCAATAACCTTTAGATACCAAGGCTTACTTGGGCTTTGCGACACTTCTGGTATAGACTCCGAGCGTCCCAAGAATCGGGTAAATCCATTTCGGAACCTCGATCAACTTGCATCCTGCAAACCCGCAATGCTCGTTCCACGCATCAATAGCCCCGAAGATAACTACTGCCGCCATAACAAGATAGGTCTTTTTTCCGTCCATTTTTTCGAGCATCTTATTAGCCTCCCTCTCGATCACTTTTTGGATAATCCAGTTTTTAAAACCCATCAATTCCTCTTTGCCAATAAAGCCTTAATGTCCCTTTGGATTTCAGATTGAAATGCCATCTGCTGGGATTGCATTTCCTTTTGCGTATTCCTAATGTCGGATATGTCCTCTTTGATTCTAGGAATTTCGGCGAATGCTAAAACCAAAGGCTTGATGGTTTCCTTGATTTCTTTATTCTCAGATTTAAGATTAGTCGTTTCAGCCTTAGCCTGACCCCAAGCGACAGCGACCCCTAAAGCAGCTATTAGGAATGGCACGACCCACGGCGGCATTTTTGAATTCACTTTCAAAACTCCTTTATTAAAAGTTTCATTGCTTCAATTCCTTAACCTTTGCGACCACTTCCGAAACTGTCGGTAGAAATAGGGTTGGGTTCTTTTCCTTCAAAACGAGTAGCACTGCTTTAATGACATCGTTTTCGCACTGCTGGCGAATCTTGAAGTCCTGTGCGCTCTCAGCCCCGGTCAAGACGAATACGCAACAGACAACTGCAAGTAATCCAAGCTTCCTAATCATTGCATTAGCTCCAAAAAGGCGTCTTCCTGGGCTACCTCCTGGTTCGCATTTGAGGCATCATGCTGCGCCGTAATCGTGATCGCTTGGTCGGAGGTCATGTCAATCGCGCTCGAACCGGCCGATACGTCCATATTGGCGTCCCTGACATCCCATTCGCGGATAATGTGAGATTGGTCGTTCGTAGCGCCTTGGTTGCAGATATTCCAAACGACAGAGACTGGGCGGCGGTTTGCGCTGTTCGTGATGTTCGTGAAGCTCGTCGTGAAAACGGTCGAGGCGCCAAGCTTATACCGCACCGTCATATCGGGCGTGTTGACGCCGGTGTTATTGAGGTAGGTTCCGCCAAGGGTCAGGCGCAAGCAGCTATTCGAGTCTAAGGAGTTTGCCGGAATGGTGTATGTGTAGATCGTATTCTCGGCCGCACTCGTATTAAACGCTGTCGGCGTAACGTCACGGTCGATTACGATTGTCTGCATGCCGCCCACGGTCACGGGATGGCTTACCGTGTTGCTGGCCGAGGCGTTCCCACCCGGAGAAAAAGAGGTCTGATAATCTGTGGCACCAGATTCGTTGTAAATTCTGAAAACTCCATCCAGTCCGTTTTCGCCAACTTGGAGGATGTCGTTGGTCTTGTCATAGGTAAGTCCGGCATCCCCGCCAAAAGTACCACCGTCGTTGAACTGCACCTGAGTATCCGAACCCCCTGGAGATCCGGATCCCCCGCCAAGCGTTGAAGGCGTCCCGGTATTTGAATTGCAAAATTCAAATGCCGAGTCCGTAGTGTCGTACCACCAAAGCCCTTGCTCTCCGCTACAGTCATCATCGCTTACAGCGGTATTGTTGCGATCCTGCTTTCCCGAAAGCGTTGCGTATGAAAAATCCTGAGTCTCGTCTATGTCCGCCGGCGTCAAGGAATTATCTGCAATCTCCCCGCCGGTTCCACCATCTACTGCCGCAGCCGCAAGGTCATCATCATCGATTTGCCCGGATCCGCTCATGGCCTCGGCCGTATCCGCGCCGATTACGTTGTTCGCGGCCGCAAGGGTCTTGTTGGTCAAGGTATCCGTCGTATCTCGCCCAACAACGGTGTGCGTAGCGTCTTGGAAGGTTATGTCCTTATCCGAAGAAGACCAATCAGGGAAAGCGAAACGGCCTTCAACGTCGTTTGCCGTGGCACCTTCGGAAACAAGGCCATTTAAGGAAAAGGCGACTTCATTGGCGGCAAGTGCGATATTTCCGGACGCGGCGTTGTAATTCGGTTTTATAGTGATGTCATCGGGCGTTGCGCTCGTATCTAGGCTGAAATCGAAATAAATGTTGTCCAAGAAATTCGCGTTTGTAGCGGCCGAACCATTGACCGTTATCGAATCCCCGCCAGAACCGCAAACGGCGAATTCAAGCCCTAATTCGGTCCCGTTCACGGCAACGCATTTTCCCGACTCTCCGGTATAAGAGTCAGGCGTATCTTTTAGGCCTAGAAAAGACTCGGAAGTAAACGTCTCTCCGAATTGAGCGTGGGCTGGCGCTGAGCCCAAAAGAATCAAGAGAACCGTTAAAATAAACCGCATCAATTCCCCTAATTGTCTAAAAGGGTCGTTAATTGATACCAAACAGAACCGACCGATCCAACAGTCAGGCAATCATCAGCTCCGACCGCAACATTTCCAGCCGCCGCCGACTTAAAATTAGCATTGTTATCTAAGGTGATTGCGTTGGATCCGACATTGCAGACGTACATGACGCAACCGCTATTTCCAGACGCCGGAGCCGTAAATGTATTCGTCGTGCTTGTCGTAACTGCTCCCCCAGCCGTAATCTGCTTAATCGTCCCGCAGGCATTAGCCGTTATCGTTCCTCCTGCCGCTATAGTCTCTGCCGCGGGGGCTGGATTTATGTCGCTCGAAAACGTCCCGTCTCCGAACGTGCTGGCGTGCAGGACTTGGGGAAAGACCAATAACAAGGCCAGAAGGAGCTTACGCATTCTTTAGTTCCTCCTGTAATTTGTACTTGCTTATAAGTCTCTGGACCTTTTTTTGATACAACTCGAATTCCTCGGACTGAATCCTGAAATTCTTGTTCATCGCATCAAGGTCATCTTGCTTCTTGTTTAGCTCCTTTTCCTTTGCGGAAAGCTTTTCCTTGGTAACGTCGAATCCTTTTCTGAGGCTTTCTATTTCCGCTTCTTTGTCCGCAACCGCTTTTTCCCTTTTGGCTAAAAGAGCGAGTTTTTCGGAAACTTCCTTTTCCTTTTTCTCATTGACTTCAGCGTTCAGCCTCAAGCCTTCTCGCTTTTTCTCGATTTCCTTTTCTTCTTTTGCGATTCTTTCCAGAAGCTCCTCGCTTTGCGCGATCTTGGCAGCTATAATTCCCTGCTTTTTGTCTAGCTCTGGACCGGCGTTCCTTAGCTCGATCTCTTTAGCTCTAAGCTCCTCTTCCTTTTTCTTGATTCGCTCCTCGCGCTCATTTAAGGCCATGTTGTAATTGCGGACAAAGGCCTCGCGTTCGGCTATCGATTGCGCCGCGGGTTCCACGGCTTCCGGGCTAGTAATTTCCTTTTCCTTCGTTTTCTTAGGCATAAATTCTCCTTATCTAGCGACAACAATTTTTAGGTTTGCGCTGGAAGCTGCCGTGACAAAAATCTTTGCAACCATCAGCCAGTCGATTTCCATCTTTTCATTCGCAGCTAGGCTAATTGCGTCAGAGTCCACCGAATTAAGGCGGACCGTAATAGCAGCATCCGTTCGTATGATCGTGTTTCTAGAGATTCTTACGTCGTTAAATAGTGCCGAGAATGCGGCAACGGTCGTAATGTCGGTATCCGTTATGACTCCGCTTGCGCCTTCTTTGGATTTGTAGATTGAGCACGGCTGCATAATTTCTCCTTTTAGAAAATTTCGATATTGAAGGGCTGGACGAACTTACGGCCCTGGGTGCGTTCGTCTACGAACTTGATGAACTGAGATTCCAATTCCTTTAGGCAGGAGGCGTCATAGCTGCTTTTTTGGTTATGTGACCTCTCTTTTAAAAACGCCTTCTTAGCAGCAAACAAAGGAATGAGCTCATGGAAAATCTCGGGGAAATCGTCGTGAATAAGCGTCGAAAAAACTGAGGTGGAATCGGGGTTTGTGGTCCAGGTAGAGCTTACAGTCGCAACCTTCGTAGAGCCGACATAATCCGAAATCGTGCGGATCTGCCCCGCGCCGGTTCCGGAATAAATAAATATCCTGTTATCGTTGTAATAATCGTTTCTCGGATCCGCTGAAGAATCGAGGGTTATGGTGGAAGCTGCGCCGGCCGATGCAGTGCCAGACCTTAGCCTTGGAGGGAGGGCTTTGTAGATAATCCTGATACCATCCGTTTCGGCACTAACCGGAGTAGGTTCTAAAACAAGATTGTTCCCCCGAAAATCGTAGGTCGGTAGGTAGGTTTCTCCCGCCGAGCCCCCGGTGGTCTGGTTCGGCTGGTCGTATCTTTTCCGGTATTGAAGCGGAATTCTTGCCCCTGACACAACCTTCTCGACGATAACCACATCGAGTAGGCTTTTTTCGTTTGCCGTGAAGTTTTGAGGGAGGGCGATTGTCTCGGTATTAGCAACGATGTCTAAAAGCGCCGAGGTCTCAAAATAGCCCTGATGCGCTTTCATTAGCATCAAGACATACTTGTAATAACCTTCGTTCGCCCAACGATCTATTTCATCATTGGAGATAAAACCCAAAGCAGAAGCTTGATTGAATTCAGACCTTACGTAATCACGAATTGCCGGGAGATGGAATAGCATCTTTCCGAGGCCGCCCAGGGCGCTTGGCCCTAATTTCGGTCTCGAAGGAACCTTTGGTTTCTACGATTTTTTCAGACTCTTCAATTTCAGAAACGGCCCGCTTGGTCTTTTCGTCGCTCAGGTATTTCTCGATCTTTTGGTAACGTTCCGCTTCCAACGTCTTAAGCTTTTCGAGGATGTCGGATGCCTCTTCAGCCGCTTCCTGGACTTGCTCCGTGGGCGCTTCCGCAGTCATCTTATTGGCCTCACGTTCCTTGTTCATGGTGCGGTAGTTCCTCACCACTCGATCAAGCGTTTTCCACCTGGACTTTAGGCCATCAATAAGTGCTTTCTTCTCCGCTTCCGGACCTGAATTTTCTTCATCAATCGCAGTTAATCCCTTGTCCCGCAATTTAAAAATAAGATGGTTTACGATGTCGGGATTGTAAATTTTCTTTCTCTCGTTCGGCGCGAACTCAAAAACCTCACCCGCGCAACGAGCCTCAATTTTTTTGGATGCCACGTTCCATAGAATCATTTCTTCTCCTCTCCCTCTTTGGGGATGTACATTGAAACACTCGGAATCTCTATTGCCTTGCCTGACCCGCTTAAAATCCCACGCCTTGCATTCTCAATCGCTGCCTTAAAAGCCCATTTATTTTCTTTCATCTTTTCCATGCGGTCGTTATCAAGCTTTCTTTGCGCGGCCTCACGATGCTTTTTCTCCTCTTCGTAAAGCCAATCATCGTAAGCTTTTCCGTCTCCGAACCGCTTCCACACATCATGCAGCGGAAGCTCTTTTAAGATCCTCCTTTGAAGCTCAGGGTACAATTCCCCGAACTGCCTTTTTACGGAATAAGCGAGGGATTTCTTACCGGACTTGTGATAATACAGATGGATCGTGTCTTCAATATCATCAAAGTGGGCTGAAAGACTTTCATCGTATTCCTTGAGCCCGGCAAGAAACCACTCGCTTAATTCCATGACCTTACGAAATCGGGCCGATTGCCTGGAACGGAACGCGGGACAGATATTCCAGGTCGTAAGTCACTTCACCCGAAATATCGACACCCACGGAAACCGTTGCGAAGTTTCCAGCACCAGAGCCTTGCTGACGGGTCGTAATCACGAAAAACCTGGAGTTGACGCGGTCAAAACCAAATCTCCGCACGCTCCGACAGTTCGATCCGCTGCCGCAAGGCGTCCACGTATTGGTTCCGGGAGCACCGGGACCGATTTCAATACGCGAAATGCTTGCCATACCAAGCTGGGTAGGCAGCAAGGTCTCGCCTTCGGCCGGGTGAGACGTGTCCAGGGCGAAATAGCCAGTCACCCTGACATAAGAATCGCCGGTCTCGGCGTCGGTCAGCCTTTCGGTCAGTTCCTTCGTGATCGTGTACGCGAACGCCTGCGAACTAACAAGCATAAGCGCCAACAGAAAAAACCCTAATTTCTTCATTTTATTCTCCATTTCTGCTTTCGCTTATTCCGTAAGCGTTGCAAGGTTCTCGATGCGGCCGATAGCATTGGGCTGGTAAGTCCCAATATTGCCGTAATGTTTGTAATAGCATTCCACGGTATCGGTGCGCGGAATGTGGTGAACCGTCGAGCCTCCGGAATCATCCAGTTTCAAGGGCAGGGTGTTAAACTTCCGCACCACAGCCTTGTTGTAGAGATACACGTTGGCCCTTTGACATTCATGGCTGACAAGCCAGGGAATACCGTTCCATTCAAGAACCTGGAAACCGGCATCCAGCTTTTCTGACATGAAGCGCTTCTGAGGCGTCACCAGGGAAAGGTACTGCCTGCGCTGGTTGCGATGGCTGACCACAATATCCACGTTCTTGCCAGAGCGCCTTTCAACCTTGTCTGAGGCACGCTGAAGCAAATCCCCGGTCAGAGACGCGGAATTTGCATCCGTAATCGATCCGTTAAGAATCGGGTACGTTGCACGGCTCAGGCCCTGGAAAGTCGTGAAGATCGTATTGTCATCGGACATACCCTCAAGACCCATCATCTCTTTTCCGTCCGTAGGTGCGTTTGAACCGACGCCACTGCGGAAGACCAGAGAGTTGTTCGAGACCGTAACGGCGGTCGCAAGCGTGATCGTCAGCTCGTCATCGGAGATCGAGCTAATCTTCACGTTGGACGCTTCCACGGTTCCGTTAAGAGCCGTCACGATGTCAATACGCATCCCAGGCAGCAAATACTGACCACCGGGGGTATCCACGACAAGAGACGTGGAGTTCGTAATGGCGCCGTTCACCAGGCAAAGCTGGCCCGTTCCAGGCCCGAAGCACTGACGATTTTCGTCTTTCTTAAAAGCCGTCAAAGCCTCTTTCATCTCACGGTCAAGACCAGACATGAACGAATGCTCCGAACCTTTCGAGATGGCAATGGCATAGTTCGTGATTTCCACCGGCCAGATATTGATTTTCGAGGAAATCGAGAACTGCTTTTTGGTGCCCGACTCGTTGGCCCTGAACTGCTCGTCCTGGTTCTGAGCTCCGCCAGACTGGCGAATCTGGATCCCGACGCCGAAGCGCACCGCGCCGTCCTCACCCCCCGGCTTCTCGGGAGCGTTCGGAATGGTTTCTAAAAAATCAGGGACAAGCTGCTGCTGGTCCGTAAACTCAGAACCGTAAAAGCGTTTCAGCAGCCCATCCAGCGTTGAACTTTCAGTAGCTGGCATAAATCCTCCGTTTTACGCGACCGGGACGCGCCCGGAGTCCGCGTCTTTTACAAATTGTTTCATTGCTTCGATTCGTTCTTCATCAGTCATGGGCTTTTGTTTCGGTTGCCCTGTACTGCCCGATCCCTTCATGGCCTCGGGGCTGGTGTCTTTTCTGACCATCCCACCCAAAGCGCCCTTCCGATTGTCCAAAACCATCTTTAGGACGCTCTGAACCACATTCGGGACATCTTTTATGGAGAGCTTCGCAGCTTTTCCCTTCGCGGCATCAGCTTGAAACGTGTCATCCACCAACTTCATGACAGCCTGTTTTTCAAATTCGCTGAGTTTCCCGCCAAGGTCTTTAAAGGCTTCATTCTTCAAAGATTCTGCGATGGAATTTTCCATAGATGAGTCGTATTCCTTCATCCAAGAAGACTGATCCCGGCCCTGCAAATGAGCCTTGATCGCGTTCAATTCCTGGATGACAGCCTGCAATTCCGGATTCTTTTCTTTTCCGGCATTGGCATCTGCCTGCTGCTGTCCTTTCAAAATCTCTAGGACTTTTGCAAGCTTCGCAGGGTCGGAATGGAGTTCTCGCTTGAACTGAAGCGCTTCTTCCGCTTCGTCAAGGTCGAGTTCCTTGGCCCGGCTGTACAAATCAAGATCCACGTCCTTAAACCCGTCGAGCTTTCTTTGAAGCTCTTGCACGCGGTTGTAGTAAGGGACGCCATCTTTGTCCGCAAAATGTGTTTCCGGCTTTACGTCGTTTGTTACGCCTGACGAGGGCGAGCCGGAATTTCCACCTGCGTTATTGTCTTGATTGTTTTCTTCGCTCATCGTGTTCTCCATTTCCCTTTCTAGGGATAATTAAGACTGTTTAAACGCCTTCTGCGGTCCAATACCCGGACTGGTTGGCATCGGTAACGATGGTCACAACCCCGCCCGCAACCGGCAACGTTTCGTTCACAACCGTTGCATTTGATTCCACGCTTGTGTCATTCGGGATTAACCGAAACTCATCACAACGATTAAGCCCCGTCGTGATGTCTCCACCTGTGCTTCCAGCGGTGTTCGTGTAAGTTCCCCTGTTAACGCGTTTATTGCCTTGAACGCCTCTCTCAGTGATCGCTGACGTAAAAGCCATGCTTTACCTCCTTCCCTACATTTGCCCGCTCATCTTGAGCAGATTAAAAATGGTGGCGAAATCAATCCCGCCGCCACCCGCGGACGTTTCCGGAGATCCGGGCATGGCGATTGACCCGCCACCCCTGGATCCTCCGCGAGAAAAAAGGTTCATCATTCCGCCCCGAGGGCTTCCTTGCGTTTCGTTCCGACCCCTAAAAAACATATTTCGCATACCACCTACAGGCATGCCGGTCATGGCAGATGCGGCTGTATCCGCTGAATCGTTAATAAAATGCTTATCGCCAAACATTTTTTTAGAAACGTCCTGCGACCATCCCATGGCCCCGCCGTGCATTAGCGCGTCTTTCCACTTAAATCCCATTTTTCACCATTCCTTTTTTGAGATTCATTTTTTCACCTTTGGTAAAGTGGGAAGCTTTGGAACTTTCAGCTTTTTGTAGAGGTTCCCTTTAAAATTCCTGAACTTCGCGTTAAATAAGTTCTTTTTCATTTGGTAAAAATGTGCCTTGCGACCCTTGACTTGCCCTATTCATGGGCGGGGCTTGTTCTTCAGGAGGAACAACGGGACCGGCCTGGACAAGTGCGGCCACTAATTCTTTGCGCCTTTGCTCAAACAAAAGCTGGATCTTGGGATCGAGTTCTAAATACTTCGGGTCTTTCATGTACCGGAGAAGGACGGGAAGCTGAATATCTGCGTTGTGGACTTCGGGAAGTACTGGCGGGTACTTGCCGGCCAGCATCATTTCGATGGCCTTTTCCGCAAACTTCACGTCGATGTTTGCGTCTTTGTACATCTCTGACATACCGAACTCTTCCAAGAATTTCTTGTACTGATAAGGGTCGTTGAACATATCCGGGAAGAAACCCATCCCGGCAAGCTTTAGGATCATCTGCTGTCTTAAAATTCTTGATTTGGCGATAGTCGATCCCTTCTCCACGCGTATCGAGGCATTGTCCCGAATCTCGTTTCCCGTAAACGTCTGCCAGTCGCTTTCCGTAATGTCCTTTGAATATTTTTTGAAACTCTTAACCATTGCAGGGTCAGGCGCCTGGTAAACGTCCTTAAAATTGAGCAGGTCAAGGGTCTCGCTCCTTTCGATAAACTTCTCCCAGGATTCAACGGTTTTGGAGTTTGAAAGCTCTGCTTGCTCGGTGAGGATTTGGAGCTGGCCCAAGGTATTAACGCCTTTGGGGTTTTCACCAGACCGAATATCGCCTGCCAATGCGATACGATCCCCGTCTGCAAGGATCATGTTTCGTTCGTCGAGGATTTGGTTAGGAAGCGGTACGCCGGGATCCCTAATAGGCTTTCCGCCTAACGGGGTTTCGTCGTACTGCAAGACAAGGCCTGGGGTTCCGACAAATGAACCTTCAGGGATATTGCAGCCGCGGGGCGCGAAGACCATCCCAACCGCCATGGTTTTGCGGTTGTAGGCTAAGAGCGCATCAATCGTGTTGATTCGCCTTTGAAGCTTGATTAACTGCTGGACAAGTCCCAAGCCCCAAACAGAGCCGGGCATGGTTCCCCAGGTCCAAGACGTGAACGGGTTCCAGATCTTCCCGTCGAGGTAGTAGTAAGGGCTCGGACCAAAATAAAGCAATTGGTTCGAGGCCGAGCAAATCATGAGTCCTTTGGGATGATTTCTTGTGGGCCTCGCATAGACTTCTTTGTAAATCGCGGAGTCTTTTAGTTCGTTCTGAGGTCCAGAGGAAGGATGATAAGACCCAGCGCCGTCAACGATACTTTTAAGGCCTTCGCTGTAAATCATCGCCGTCGAGACGATCTGTTCTTCCTCGACCTTCTCGGCGGCTTCCGGGAAATATCCCGGCTCGTCTAACTGAAACTGGCGCTTGATGTCATCAATTCTTCGCACCTGACAGTGCATGATTGTGTTTACATCGCGCCATCTTTGGGGAAGACCGTCAAAGGTGATCTGAAAAGGAGAGATGATGTCCGCATCAACGCACCTAACCGGGGCCTTATCCCCGCCCGGAATATCGATCACCCTATCGGTGTATTTTTTGATCGACTTCCGAAACACCGTCCCGCAAATCGTGCCCCAAAGAGCAGCCTCTAAATACTGCGTGTCCTTATCCTGCTCCTCCCAAAGATATTGATTGATGATTTCGCAAAGCTTTGCGGCGGTCTTATCCGCCATTTCCTCCGAGTTCGGATCGACGATGATGGAGGGCCTATTTGTGAATCTCGAAACCGCAGCCGTTACCCATCTCAAAATATGATTTGTAACCGGCCGGTCTATGATCCGGTTCGAGTCCGTGACCGGAATAGGCTCAAAACGGTGCTCCCTTTGGTTGTAGCGGATCCACTGATTCCCAACAAAAAAGTTGATCGCCTCAGAGAAGGCTTTAATGCGTTCTTCCCGGTTATGGATGTCTGATTCGGTCCAGGAGTTGAGAATGGAAACGATGCTCGAAGGGTCTTTAAGGTCTGCCTCTGACAAGCGAAGGTCTATTTGGGCGCTCACAAGATCCCCAATTCTTTAAGGCCTTGCATGTCTTGATTGATTTCTTCGTCGGTCTTCGGGATAAAAGACTTTGAGTTCGCATCGAATTTGCGAGGCTTGAAAGCCTCAGGACCATACGTAACAGGCTTAGGAGCCTGGAAGCCCTTAATGGTCTCTAAAAGGAGTTTGTTTTGATCTCGGAGGAAGGATATTTCGGATTCGAGGATGGCCTGGGCCTGCGGTTTTTCAATCGGCCCAAACAGGAAAACTATTAGTCGTTTAAGCAATCAAGAACCATAATTCTCCTCGCGCTCAAAAGGCGCTTAATTTAAGCTGTCAATCCCGATTGCGTGCCTAGTCCCGCACTTTACTTTCCCGGCCGGCGTGTACACAAAACTAGGACAAACAAGCATCAAGTGCGATTCAGCTAGGTCTTTTAGGTTTACAAAAATCTGCGGTCCGTCTTTTCCGATCCTGACATGAAACGAACCGTCTTCGTCAAGCTTCCCCAAAACCCTTCCGCAATGCTGGCACCGGACGCTTTTCACAAGGCTAGTGTAACGACACTAATGCACTGTCAAATATTTTTTGATATTTTTTTGTAATCCGAGACCGTGAATCTTCCGAGTCTATTTATAGTCCTTCGGCAATGACAACAAACCCGTCCGAAAGTCTTTTTTTTCTTACATAACCGGCAAAACTTAAGAAAAGGGCTTTTCTCGGTCATGTTTTTATAACTAACCCCTCATACTCGACATTATGATTAACGCCATTACAAACAGCCGTTATTACGGTATTTTCGCTTGCACCTTTGGGCGCTACCCACGCAACCGCATTCCCGCACTTTGGACATAAAAAGCTTAATGTATGGCTCATGATGTGTACGGTCTTGATAAAAGACCATCTAATTCACTATTCATTTTTTCTATTCTGATAGAACGAATATATCTTTTTCGGTTCTCGAATTTCAGCCTAATTGGCATAGGGTAAACTCTAGATTTAAAAGCAAGCCTAAGCAAATAACGCTTCAGATTATTCATATTGCCAAATCCTCCAAAAGACCAGGGATTCCGGTTCGCCTCTTCTCTTGTGCTCTTTCGTCATTCCAGCGCTGCCAAAAGGCCTGATCCTTAAGCGGTAAGTCTTTGAGCCTATCCTCTTCTTTTTTCTTCTCAGGGTTATAGATGATCTGCTTCGCACCCTGCAGGGCAAGGCCGAAGGCAATCACGCAATCATCGAAATAGCTTTCCCCTTCCGGGGCTCCGTACCTGATCGATCCTCCTGGTAAGAGCTCATAAGTAAAGTCCTGGGTCTCTTTTATGAACTGCTCAATATGAGGATAGGTGACAAGCTTTTGTTCGATGGCGATAACTGCAAATTCGACCAACTCTTTTTTGGTCTGGTTCGTGAACTTATATCCCCAAACCCTCACGCCGGCCTTTCGTAAGTCATGCTCGATGCCATCCCCTACACCCGTTGAATCAAGCCAAAGGAATGCATCGTTGTATTTCTTGCAAACCGACCTTATTTTTTCCTTCTGGAATCCCCAATCAATCTGGTTAAACCTTTGGAAATGAACCACATGCACAGGCCTAACCGTCACGTCCAAAACAAAGATCACCGTAAAGTCATGCGTCCTTGCTACGTCGCAACCAACGATGTACTGATGCCCTTCCTCGGGATCTCTGAAATCACCAAAAACACAGTCCGTAACTCGCCGAAAGACTGTCCCTTCACCCTCTAGAAACTCGCAAAGGAACTCCTGGCGATATAAGGCCTCGGACATTTCACGCCTTGCCTGTTCTAATTCTTCCAAAGGGATGATCCCGCTTGTCTCAGCAGATAAGAAATGCCTCGACCAATCAGGCCAAGACTCGCTATCCCGCCAAAGCTTATAAGCGTGATTTCTGCCTTTTGGCGTGAACGTGAACCAAGCCCAGCCTCCGTTTGCCGCAAGGACCGGCCTAAGAATCTCCGTCCATATCTCAGGCTTCATAAGCGCAAACTCGTCAAGCACGACCCCGGCAAAGTCCTTACCACGGATAGAATCAGGATCGTCCGCCCCTAAGACTTGCAAAATCGCATCGTTGAAGAACTGGCAATAAAGCTCTGTTTCGTTCGGGTCTTTTTTAAGAACCTCACGGGGGCAATATTGCTTTAGCATCCTAGGGTCACGCCAAACGATGCTCTTGGCTTGTTTGTAAGTGGGGGCGATATAAGCGAAGACTCTTTTGGGGCTCTGGCAAGCCTCCAAAACAAGCTTATTGACCGTTAGAGTTGTTTTTCTTGCCCTTCGGTGCCAGGTAATCATCTGAAATCTTGACGAGTCCCTGAGAACCGTTAGGGCCGGAGGAAGAGGCTTGAATGCCTCGACCGGGATTTGAATCTGCATAGTTTACGATCAGTATTTGGGCCGGCGCTTCTCTATCGCTTTTTTCGTCTTTTTGATTCAGAAAGCCTTCTAACCTAAAACACAAAGCAAGCATCTCTCGGCGCTCTTTAAAATTTGGCTTTTCCGGCGTCCCAGCATCCAAACCTTCCTTTGCTTTCTTGGCATAAAGCTTTTGATCGATTCCGCAAGACCTCAATTCGTTTATAAGTCCTTTCAGAGACTCCTGTACCGTCAAGGATTGTAAAGACTCATGCGCTTGCTGCCTTGTGTTGTAACCGGCCATCTTCCCAGCTTCAGCAATCGTCTTTACGTTAGGATCAGAAAGGGCTTTAACAAGAGCCGCTTGCTTTTTGGTGGGAAGCTTTCTTTTTTTTGGATGACCGTTTCCGTTACTGGCTATTTCGATCATCTCTTAAAAGCCGAAGGCCTAAGCCAATTGTTAAATGCAGGAATGAAATAAGGGCAATTCCTATCACAGCAGCTACGATTATCGCTATAAATGCTTCTCGCCATGTTTCAAAAAGCGATATTTTAAATAACCACAACCACAGTATGAAAGGAGTCGAAACCAGAATCGCTCCAACTATTTTTTTGATGCTCATTTTTCTTTCCAAATCTTCTTCATTCGCTTATAGATCGCACGTAACGGGGCCGACCTCCCGATCTTCAGCCAAAAGGAAAAGGCTTTTCGACGGATTGCTTTAGCGGTTCTGCCGTTCACGACAAACCCACTTCTTGACTGAGATAATCCACCGATCCAGCGCCGAAGTATTCATCCTCCGGTTTTCCGGTATTCTGGTTGATAGCCGAAAGGCAGTAAAAAACAGTTCCATGCTTTGTTGAGACCCCGCGGAGTCTTGAATTTTTGTCATTGCTTAAGGGGCTAATTTTCGCAAGCAGCACCCGAATCTCTTCAAAGCCAGGCTGTTCAATACTCCAAAACCTTTCCCCGCCTTCTGGTGTTTGGGCTAAAAATTTAATGGCCTCTTTTACTTCCGGAGAAAACTTAGCCGCCTTCTCCGCTCTCAAGTCAGAGAGCATTTTAATTTGCCTTCCTTGCTTTATTTTCTCGCCCATTGCCGAGGTTAGGAAATGCGCCATAAAAACGAGCAAAATCACCACAACCCATAAACTAATAAATTTTTCTACGTTTCTATTCACGCCGTCACACCTTTCCGGTTTCCGGTAATTGATAGTTTTCGGTCCAAAATGGCAAGGATAGCCGTACATAAAAAACTGATTCTCGCCACCCCAAAAGGAAAGTGCGCCACGGATACAACGGCTATTGATATTGCGGACGCCATAAGGGAAATGCTTTCAAGGCTAGGGATCCTGAACCTCTTATAGAGGTCATAAAGGTACCAAAAGATAAGCAAAAGAAACGGAAGGCCCAATTCAAACCAAGCAAGGAGATATTCGTTGTGCGGGTCTTGCCAGGCGTTTAAAGACGTTCCCCTTTCAAGAAGCCATGACCTTGCGTCTGCCATATTGGTTACGGTGTCGAATTTTTTGGCTTCGGTTTCTCCGTAGAGTTCCGCGGCGAAATTCCGCAGTTTTTTAAAGACCGCTTCTTCGTTCTCGGGCACTACACGAAAATTGAAATATTCCTCTTTATCAAAGCCCCTTAATTCGCAAAATCTTATACGCGAGTTATAGCTCCCGAGCCCATATCCTCCCCAGGGGTTCACGGCAATACGCGATCCGATCATCTGCCATATCTTTATTCTTCTGCCCCATTCCCCGCTCGGCGCGTCGTAAAAACCCGCATAAGCAGCTCCCCCGATAAGTCCGGCAATTAAAAACGGGATCAGGAGTTTGCTTTTCGTCTTCCAAAAGTAAAACGTCATGGCAATGGCGAATGCCCCGAAACTAAAGCTCGATCTTGAAAACCATAGGCCAATCAAGACGGGTATCAGGGTCAAAGGATGGATCCTAAAGAGAATGGGCGCTGCGATGGCGGCATATATCCCGATATAGACCGGAAGCGTTAGGAGGCCGGCCGGCTGAAGGTCAAGCTGAAGGTAAATATCCTGCTTTAAAATTTGGAGCGCGCCCAAGATCACGTTGACAATCAGCACCGCAAGCAATGCCCAGGGATACTTATTGCCCTTGTAATGACTTGCGATGAAGTGATAAATCAAGGCATGGGCCATGACCTGGCACATCGAGTTTACATATCCCGCCTCTTGGAATAAGGCTAGGTGCGCCGCGCAATAAAGAAGCCCGTAGCCGATGATTTTATTAAAGTGGTGGACGGCCGCGAAAATCACCACGCCCAACAAAAGGACAAAAAGCTGCTGCTCCCGAATAAGCGAGTTTTGAAGCAGGCCGCTATAAAATGACGATGAAAACAAAAGGAATAGACAAACCAAATCAAGCCGTGGGATTCTCATGAAATTTGGTTCACGCTCTCAAGGTTTCTTACAAACTTCTCGGCTTTTTCGATGATCTCTTTTTCATACTGCAATTTTTGAAACTCAAGATAGGCTATATCTTCCAAGGGCCCGCCCATCATGCCTTCTAGACGTTTCTCGTAATGGTCTAAAAAATTCCTCATGGCGCTTATATCAGTCGATGAAAGCCCTAGGTTGCTGAAAATCCCTATGACTTTCGCCTGGACCGAAAGAGCAACGTTGTAAATAACGATAAGCGACAACAAAACGGTGACGGCCGCGGCGATTTTTTTCATAAAAAAAGCCCGTCCATAGGGATTAACCTACGAACGGGCTAAAGTCTCTTGTGCAGAAGAGACAGTATTTATGGGAATTCTCCCTAACACTGCTCAACTCTGCACAGTCGAGCGTTTTAAATTTTAGTCTTGTGCTGACTTGATCTTAATCTATGCGAATTGCTTTCCTCGTCAAACGTTTTTTCATGTTTTTTTTACATTTCTTGCAGTAACGCGAGACTCCCAATTTTATGTTTTGGTTCATGCGCCGGCCGCAGGACTTATTCGCACAAACAAAAAAGAAAGGGCTCTTGTAATGCGCGACCGTCATAGATTCCTACACGCCACCCTTACCTGTTCCGGAACGGTTTTGTTTTCCACCAAATACCACACGAAATCGGTGATCCTCATATTGACCCTTCTCTCGAACTTCTCTTTTACCTCCATGAAACTGTCGTTTACGACTGAACATATCCAGACAACCCAAAGCATTAAGAATATAAGAAACCATATTCCAAAGTCTTTTTTCATGGCATAACCTTTGATGGGATAAAGAGATAGCTTATAAAAAATAGGAGGTAATAGATTGCGGTCACAAGTGCAAAAAGCAGAAGATCCAACCCGAAAAGCAGGATTTCTTTTAAGATTAGGAGTCCTAAAGCGTACTTTCGTCCTCTTAAAACGGTATTTCCTCGCGTCATATTTGAATATGAGCCACTTTATTCATGTTTTGATACCTGACTATCACCCATCAAGACCTCGATAATGTCGAGCATTCCAAAGCAATCCGGCCTCGGGCAGTCTTTCAGCGGGTGAAAGCTCTTAAACGTAAACTCCTTCCGGCAGGACCGGCATCTGTAGCGGCGGGTGAGGGGGGTCAACGGGGTTTCCTATGGCGACTTTTAAAGGGGTAGGGTTGCTCACAATACGGACACAGATACCGAAACGTCTTAACCTTACCGTCCTTAATTTCTACCTGAAATTTTCTTGACTCGACTCTTTTAGTCCGCACCCGCTTACGCATCTTTTAAACCCTCGGCTTTCTGGCCATGGCTAAGTCCATTTAGTTCAAGCGCTTGCATCAAAAAACCTTCAAAAACAGGCCTTTTTCCGCCCGTGGCCTTCTTACGCATCGGGAGCCTCGGGGTTAAGAGCAGCGCAAAGACCGGGAAGAAGCTCCTTTGCGTCTTTGACGTTTAAAGACAGGACACACCAATCGTCAGATTCGGCCCGATCAATGCCAGCCTCAAGATATTCGATTAGTTCTCTTAGCGTCTTCACGCCTCACCTCACCATTGGGATTACATCGCCAGCCGGTTTTGCCCCACATCCAGTGCATTTTGGAGGCGGGGGAGGATTTACCGACATCCACACACCCCTCCAACCAACCACGTCACTTCCGCAAATTGAGCAACTTCCGATTCGTTGTTCCATCCTCACTCCTTCTCAGCCTCTACCGGCTTAAGTAAACTTCCGCATTTTAAACAAGTCCCAAAGTATCCAGAATTTACCGGCCCGCATTTAGGGCATTGCCATTGCTTCCAGGTGCTATTCACTTCTCAGCCTCGGTGGGGTTAAGGTCAACCTCTACGCCTTCAATGCGGTCAAAGATTCCACGCCAGGGAGAATACATTTCCTTTTTGCAATTTTTAATATAAGCGATTGCTTCTTCCAACGTATCAAAGCTATGCTCAAAGTCTTGAAGGCCACCACCAGGATAATATTGCTCTGACTCCCAAACCATATAGCGTTTAAACCTCTTCTTCTCGTCGCTCACTCTTCCTCCCTTTGGGTCTTGGTTAAAGACTCGGCTTCGGCGCGGATGGTCTTGGCTAAAACCGAATCGCATTTATAGCAGCCGCCGCCAGCGTCCATGTCACAATTCTTATCGCAGCAATGATCCCCGCAGATTCTAACCGCCCTCAAGAGTCCCTTGGCGTAGGCGGTGCGGATGTCAAGGTTTGAGCTGTTATTGATATGATTCTTTAAAGACTTCTTAGCTGATTCTGAAAACTTTTCCCAAAGGCCAGGATACATAGTCCTGATATGGTGTAGCGCTTCTTCGCCTATATGTTCCTGATCCTCAAACATCTTCACATCTCCCTTTGGCTGCGTGGGGGGTTACCTTCTCTCAATGCTTTTTTCTTTCGGTAAATCTATCGGGCCACCCTTTTTGCGGTGCGCCGGAGCTGCGGGTTCGGTTTTCGCTTCAGGCAGTTTCACCTTTGCTTTTTCTACGATTACAAGCTGCGGCTCGTCAAAGGCCGTAGAATCAACTTTAAACGTGATTTTGCCGCCCTTTTTGGCGGGTTCTGGCAAGGGTTGAACACCCCAGCGGTTACAACCAGTCAAAAAAATATGCTTCGAAACAGCTATTCCCTCAAATCCAGTTACAACGTCTCTGACTAAATCGCCTAGTTCAATTTCACTCATTTTTTCCTCTCTCCGCCTCCCTTTGGCGTGGTTAAATCTTCTCAGACCACATCAATGCTTCTTCGAGCTTCGTAATCGTAAGAGCTTTGGCCCGTCCGTTTTCGCCAGAATCGGCATTAGCGTTTAGGTGCTTGATTAAATCCCTAATTGCATCCTGTAGATTGAACATTTCTTTTCTCCTTTTCTTTTTCGCCTCCCGAATGGAGGACTTTGTTATCTCCCCAGCTCCACCATGATCCCGTAAAGATCGTCGTGGATCTTGTCGAGCGAGTTGCCGACCGATAGCAACGTGAACCAGATTAGGGTTAGTGTGAAGTAAATTAGAAATAACCAGATGGACTTCATTTCGCCAGCGCCTCCGCGATATTCTCAAGGGCGTTTGCGATGCGGCATTGCTGCTGCGGTCCTTGACCAAAGGTATAATAGCGATCAATCTTTGAGCAATCCTCCTCCGCCCACGCACTTCCCGAAACCAACAACATAATCAATAACGCAACGTATCTCATCGCGCATCCCCCTTAGCGGCTTCGTCGAAGGCCATAAGCGCTTTTCTTAATGAGGCCGATGCGTCAAGAAAGCTGTCCATTGAAGCCTTGCCGCCCTCGCTTTGCTCAAGGTAGACCCTTGCCGCCTCCACGATCTCCCGCATCCTTTCCAGGTGGTCTTCAATCTCCCGGTGCTTCTTGTAGGCATTGTCACATATCGCGCCCCATTCCTTATTCGTCTTCGCAAGCTCCGCTTCAAGATCATTTCTTTTTAAATGCAGCGTGTCGATGTAGCTCTCAGCTTTGATATTCGCTTTCTTGGCCTCTTGAAGCTCCGCCCTCAACCGCTTGATCTCTTCGTTAAGACCATTCATGTTCTTCATGTAAATCTTGTCTGATTCTTCGTAATCCTTCCGAAGACGCTCGATCTCGGCGTCTTTGGCGTTAAATTCGGCGAGTATGGCCGCAACACAATCATTCATTTCCCTTTGGTACTCTTGAGCCTTTTGCGCTGTTCTTGCGCCCTTTTCGTTTAGAACAGCCACGGCGAACTTTTTGAGCGTTTCATAAACAAGCTCATTCCGCTCCATCACGGCCTCCATTAAAAGCATCCAAAATTACAGTTTCTTCCATTTTTTCGTAGTAGTAGCCGCCGCATACGGGGCATTCTCTGCGTTTCATGCCATAAACATTGTTAAGCGGATGTAGTTCTGTGTGACAGCTAGGCATCACGGCCTCCGGTGACTGCTTTGGATTTTCTTTTCTTCGCTACTTCAAATAGAGTGGCCAAAAGTAAGGGATAGTGCCCGCCTAACCTGTAAATTCCTTCCGCGATTTTAAAGGGCAAATAAAGCATCAGCCAAATTGCGCTTAAGCCTAAAAAGACGCGCCCGATCCAAAGGCAAATTAAATCAATCACGACTTCCTCCGCGATTCGGTAACTGCTTTAAAAGCCCGTGCATATTTACTGCGTGCTGAATTGCTCCATAGTCTGACCAGTTTTTCTGGCCGCAGATTTCACAGACTATCGGCAGCTCATCTAGTGACGCCATCACTTCCTCCGCGAGGGGGTGCTGACCTCTTCAAACAAAATCCACAAATACCCGGAACATAATATTCGTTGATGATTCCATTCTTCACCAGTTCATTATTTCGTTCTATCTCTTCTTGATGCTGTAACCACCAATGGAACCCAAGCTTGCATTTTAGTTTAGTGAACCAGCTCATCCCTCTATCCTTTGGCTGTTAAAATCGACTATGGCCAATATGCCAGCCATCACAAAATCTGCATCTGTATGGCTTCACATTGTCCTTAAATTTATTCCTATAATGCGAGGCGGCGGCGAGAGCTTTATTTTTATCTTCATGCCTATGCTTGCCGGCACACGCTTCGTTTTTCTGAAACTCCTTCTTGCTCATGCCTCTCCTTTGAGTGCTCTTTAAAGGCATCCGATGTTGTCGTTTAGTTGGCCCGGCTTATGGATGATCAGCACGTTAAGTTCGGGGTCGTAAATCTCGACCAATCCAGAGCCTCCGCATCTAAAACAGCCCGCCTTACAGTTGCCTTTTTCGTCAGATTCAGGACAGACATTGCGCTCATCGGGATCGCACCAGCAGAAGCCTTTCTTGCCCGTCCAGTGGTCTGATTTGTTGCGGCCATGCACAGGGTATATATGAATACGATCACTCACAGTCTATCCTTTGGGTTTTGTTATTGTTAAGGGCATCATTGCTGCATGAGTCTTTCAATCAACCGTTTTATTTTCTGCTTGTATTGGTACTCGCAAACCTCACGGCCAAAAATATAATAAGCCTGCTCAACCATTATCCGCACATCGGCCAATTCCTCTAAAACGGCTTGGTGTGCTTCGGGACTTTTATTCCGCCGCATTTTCTGGATAGCTTTGATAAGCTCGGCGCACTCCTCAACGATCATGTCGATCTGCGAATCCTCGCCCCATTTCTTTATTGCCGTTTCGTAGACTTCCACTATCCTTCCTCCGCAGACGTTACTTGGTTAAAAGCTCCGCAAATTTACGGGCATCTTGATATTCAACAAATTCGCGTATTTCATGGCCGTTCGTAGCTAACCACCTAGAAGCTAAAACGCCTTCTCTGTCAGTTGGCATTGGTTGAGTAGCGAGTATTTTTCTGTCCTTCATCATCCACTCTATAAACTTTTTCTTCGTCACTCGCTTGCCCTTGATTTCGTAAACTTCTGGCCTACTCATACCCCCTTAGTCCTTTCGTTGTTAAAAGATGCAATGTCGGTGATTACCCGAAGCTTCGCCTCATCCAAACATTTCCGGCAATAGGGATGTGACTGAATATCCGGATCAATGCAGGGCCAGAAGGCTACCGCTTTCCGGCGCTTGCACACGCAGCATTTGAATTCTTTGGCATGTCGAAGCGTCATTTCTGCTCTGCTCTCGCGTTCACGCCCTCGACCTTCACAATTCCTTTCTCGATCAGGTGAATAAGCATCTTGGCGAGCACGTTTGCCAAGTTTTCATCATCTGAATTATCAGAATAAATATCATAATCAATGCCCCTGTGAGCAACGCACCACGCAATGCAATGATCTGTAAAAATGTGAAGATAAGAGGGATTGTATGACGGTTTGCTTCGACGCTCTGGCTCATGACCTTCAATGATCTTTGGGATGCGGTTTAAAAGCTCCGCGACGGTGAAGGCAGAAACTTTGTCAACTGCGCGTTCGGGGATAAGGCAGTTTGCAGATAGCTCCCAATCAGAAGCGCCGCAAGCGCTTTCATCATCCTCAATTTCGAGCCAATAAAACGCGCTCTCCTGCCTCACTCCCAGCGCCTTCAGTTTCTTCGACCATTCAAGGCTTGCGACTTGTTTGTCGAGCGGAATCACGACTTCACCAAAATCATAAAGGCCATGATATTGAAAGCGATCAATCCAAGTAGGCACTGGTACCATTCCCGACCCATCGAAAGACCCTGAAAAAACGCGGCAATGCTAAGTAGAAGCACGGTTCTCATTTCCCCTCCCTCCGCTGGCGCTTCATGGCGGCGTCGATGGCTTGGCGGTCCCGCACATAAACCAATGCGGAGTATCTATTCATTACCTGGACCGTTAAATCTTTACGAGAAAGCAACCAATCCAACCGCTCCGTGTCCGTGGGTTCCTTTGCCCGTTTCTTCGTCATGCCCCCTCCATCCTGGCCGCTTCGGAGCGGAGGGCTTCGGCGATTTCATCGCAATCAATTTTATCTTTATTTTCACCCGGACCATATTCCGAAGCGCATTGTTTGCATTCTGAATTGTCCGCAATCTCCGCCGCTTTCCTCAGCCCGTGGGCGTAGGCGGCGCGGCTAGCCTCGGAAAGAATTTCTTTGATTTCTTGACGATCCGCTTTTCCAAGACTGACACAAGCCCCCAATAGGACTTTTTCTATTTTTATCAGAACTTCTTCTGCGCTATTTCCCTTATCTTCCATCATCCCTCCTCAAATACGCGCTGGCGGCGAGGATTTGCACCTCGCATGCCCTGGACGGCCTCGAAACGTCAACCTCAGGTTGCCACCTGCGCTCTACCCGTTGAGCTACAGGGCTCGTTATAGCCGATCTTGACTGGCAATCTCACGGCTTTCTAGCGTCTACCTATTCCGCCACGCCAGCACAATCTTGGGCGCTGACCGCTCGGCCATCTTCGCCAACATCACGCCGAATGGTTTCATTTCAAAATTCTGTTGGACACCGCCAGCGCTTCTAAATGGAGCCGGGCTGCAACCGTCCGTCATCCTTGCGGGCTTTTACGGTTGCTGCGTGGGGTACCTTGCACGCGCCCGGCGTAAACTGCCGTATCTGCCATGACAGCAGCACTAATACAGGGAGGTTATTCTCCCAGCACTTCGCTTCCTCAAAGCCTGATTTATTTTGCCTAATATCTGCCGCACTTCTAAGATCGTGACTCGGCTTATGGTGATAATCAACATAGCTCGTAACGTCGATCCAGTTAAGCTCCCGTGCCTTCTCCTCAAGCCATGCCCTTATCACATTCTCAGCCGCCTCGGCAAAGGAACCGCCCGTATACGCCTCGTCTATTCGCTTGGTTAGGTCGTGCATGTTATTTCATCCAGACTTTAATGGTTCCGGTTTCCACTTTCCGCGATTCTTTCAGTCTCTTCCGAGTCCTCGCGGCCTTGCGGTTTCTCTTTACGATTTCTTCAAGATTCTTACGCTGTTTCACGTTGAACACCTTTTAATTCTTGGTTAAGCCAGATTTTTATCATTTCCCGGTCCGGTTTTTTTGGGGTGTTTGCCCTTAAAGTCAGGCGGTTAAAGTTTTCCTCCCCCAATCTCTTCCTGAACCATTCCGTATGCTCTAAGGGGTTTTCGGTGAAGTGCCGATGGCAACCGTGACAGAGAGCCGCACAATTTTCAGGATCGAACCTCACAGAACGCTTGCGCCGGCCGTGGAAGTGGCTGTTTTGTAACCCTGTTGTTGGGGGCACGTATTGAGCCCTACACCTTTCGCACTTCCACCCTGCTCGAGTCCGGATGTAGAGACTAAACAGACGGTCTAGGGGGTCGATTTTGATTCTCATTTCAAAAGCCCCTTTTTTTGAAGGTATTCCCTGCATTCCGCGGGCATTGGTACTGCCTCCGATTTCCACCGGTCCATGCGCTCCAAGTCCGTTTCTTTCGCAAGCTTTTTTTGCTGAAACTTTCTTCTCTCACTCACAAGCTCGTCATGCTTCTCGATCAAGACAGCCAGGGGGTTTGAACCGGGGTAAAATTCTTTCACGGTTTTTACCACTTCACCGACCGAGAAAATAAAGCATTCTCCGTCCAGGTCTGCCACCACGGGCCACCAAAGCTTGGGGTTAAACTCAAGCTTCGGGAAGGCTTCCGAAAACAGGGCTACCGCTCTCTGAAATTCCCCCTGCTGCATAGTCGATTTCCTCTAGCTGTTGACTTACTTTTTTCCGGCGAATTTCTGACTTGTCCTGCAAAACCACAGGCTTTAAAAATTCCTTGTACCGCGCCCCTCGCCCAAAGAAATTATTGGCCTGTATCCTGAACTGCGTTTCTGTCTCCTGGGCCGTGACATAATCCGCGTAGTTTTCCACGCACCCGAGAAGCGTCGCAGGCTCAATACCGCCCTGGATCAAACGCCTTATGCTTTTAACCGCGTCCTCTCTTGCCCCGGCCCTGATTTTGTCCCTATAGGCCTCGTAGATTTCATCCCAGGGGCCGATGCCGGTTATTTCTTTTTGTCCGGTTGGTTTGGTAAGGTTAGGTAAGGTTAGGTTGTCGGACTTAGGTTCGACTTTAGTCTGACTAAAGACCAACTTATGCTTTTTGTATATCTCCTTTAATCTTTTAGGGTTAGAGGTTTTGTACTTTGTGGTCAGGTAACGCCCTGCATAATCGAGCCAGTCATGAATGAGCTTGCCATCAAGCCACCCCGTGTCTTGAAGCAGTCGGACAAACTGAGGCGCATCGCCAGGAAAGTCGGAAGATTCCGCTATCAATTCATCAGACCACGATGAAAGATCACCATCTTCCTGCTGTTCCAAGGCTGCATGCCAGAGTGAGTGCAAGTGCCCCATAACGTAGGCGGGTCGAAGTCTTAAAGCCCTCGCCAGCTCCTTTATTTTTCTATGCCTTAATAAAACCGTGTGAGACTCAATCCAAGCCACTTCCCCGCCCTTTCTTACTTAGCAGACCTTAAAAGACGAAGAAGCTCCTTTGCGTATCTCGAATAAGCCGCCGACCTCGCCGACCACGCCGCCGACCTCGCCGACCACGCCGCCGACTCCGCCGCCGCCATCGGCG